TACCTATGCCAGAAGAGCGTGTAAAAATTTATGATTGTGGCATGGCAGAATGGCATCCTGATATACCAGCAGATGTTAAAGAAGCATGTAGGCAGAGATTTAGAAAACCTCCACCAGGTCCATTGACATGATATATTTTAATTTCAACATTCGAAATCCTTGGGGTGCTGATCAATTTGCCAATATTAAATGCTGGAACGGATCCACTCCTATTAAAAACAAGTATTGGGAAATACAGATCATTAAGTGTTATAATTTAATCAGGTGCGAATTTGAATTTAACATTAGACAAGATCACGCTGGTATAAATTTAGAATTGGGGTTACTAGGTTATGAAATACATTTTACAATTTACGATAACCGCCACTGGGATTATGAAAATAAACGTTGGCTATGACTCAATTAGGTATATTTGAAAGACCAAAAATAGGAATTGTCGGTGCCGGCTTTGTAGGCGGTGCAATTGCTAGAGCATATCAAGATATTACTCCTAATGTAGTATGTGTTGATGCCGATCCTACTAAATCTACTGGTACATGGAACGATCTTTTAGATTGTGAAGCAGTATTTGTCTGTGTACCAAGTCCTAGTAAACCTAATGGAGAATGTGATACTAGTATTTTAAACTCTGTGTTGTACATGTTAAAAGATTATAAAAATGTAATTATTAGCAAAACTACAGCGCCACCGGATTTCTATGAAAAAATACAAACAGTATATCCTAATCTAGTTCATGTACCAGAGTTTTTAACTGCTGCTAATGCTTTTGACGATTTCTTAAAACAAGAATATATTATTATTGGCGGATCTGTACTAGCTTATCAACGCGAAGCCGAGCGTATCTTAAAAGGCGTACAACCTATTAGAGCAGCAGGTTATACTACAATCGGAGAAGCTGCGTTAGTCAAATACATCATCAATTCGTTTCTTGCTACTAAGGTAGTTTTTATGAACGAAATGTACGACATAGCAACTCAAATGGGTTACGACTGGCGTAAAATACAAATACTATTAATGAGCGATTCTAGACTAGGAGGCAGTCATATGTCTGTTCCAGGTTATGACGGTCAATTTGGATTTGGCGGGGCATGTTTTCCAAAAGACACAGAAGCTCTTGTTAAATTTGCCAATAAACTTAGCGTAAACCTAAATATATTGAAGACAGCAATAAAGAAAAATGATCTTTTGAGGTTGCGAAAACCTAAATAAACCTATATACTTATAGGTAAGGAGAAACCATGACACAAAAAGAAACAGCATTAGACGCTATGGCAGGTGACTTCGGATACGAAGAAGCATACCTCGGCGATCATCTTCGCTTTAAGATGAAGCGTGAAGGAAAACGCTTTTGGGCCGGAGATAATATCAGCGACTTCTTAAACGAAGGCGATAAAGAAAGGCTAATTGACGAAGCGACAGAGGCATTTGAACTAGTACTCGATCGCTTGCTTATTGATCGAGAAACAGATCCTAACAGCAAAGGTACAGCTAGACGTCTTGCTAAAATGTACTTTAATGAAATAATGGCAGGTAGATATGACCCAGAACCAGACTCAACATCGTTTCCTAATGACTCAGAGGACCGTTACGAAGGCATGCTTGTTGTTCGCAGTGAGCTTCGCAGTATGTGTAGTCATCATCACCAACCTGTGGTTGGTGTTGCTTATATTGGCATTATTGCCGCTCAGCACCTCATCGGCCTTTCGAAGTATACACGGATCGCCCAGTGGTGTGCCCGACGAGGCACTCTCCAGGAGGAGCTTGCTAATGAAATTGCTAGGCAAATCCAAAAAGCCACAGGAGCCAAAGACCTAGGTGTTTACATTCAGGCAGTACATGGTTGCTGTGAGAATCGTGGCATTATGGCACATAGTTCTTTGACGCAAACTACTGTTTTGCGTGGAGCATTTAAAGAAGATGCCGGTACAAAGAAAGAGTTTTTTGACAATATTAAATTACAGCAAGAGTTTGCTCCACGTTAAGGAAATATTATGGCAGGATATAAATCTAAAAAGAAAGCAGCTGAAGATAAAATCACAGATAACTGGCCTAAAGTTACAGTCGGTAGTCACAGTACTAGAACAGAATATGAAGATGGTCGAGTAGAATTTGTCACAGACTGGGAAGCATTACAACGAGATGTCAGAGAAGCCATTGCCAGTGTAGAAGGCAAAACAGAAGAAAAACCTAAAACTAGAAAGAAGAAAAATGGATAAATTTTTTGAAGGTCCTGACTCTATAGAAGAAAGCGAAGCTCCTTGGACTGAGTTAGTTCGAGATGATTTTCATGTTGCTGTGTATCAAGACAAGTATCCTGTAACACAAGGACATCTGTTGTTTGTGCCTAAATATAACACAATGCAAATTGTAATGCAGGCTATGGAAGATGCTTTACGTGAGGGACGCAGAGGTGTTGAATTAGGTGATTGGGATGGCTTTAATGTAGGAATTAATTACGGACAGCCGGCGGGTCAAACTGTTATGTGGCCGCACATTCACATGATTCCTAGACGCAATGGTGATATGGAGGATCCTAGAGGTGGAGTTAGACATGTCATACCAGATAAAGGAAACTACTGTAGACAAGTTTGATTACTGTGTCAAAGTATACTGGCATAGCGATCAGGGCACAATATGGTGGAATGAGACTTGTGCGTTGGTATTAGAAGTTTTTGGCCTACCAGGACATAGATTTCTTTACAAACCACAATTAGATTGGATGGAATTTCATTTTAAAAATGAAAAAGATGAAAAACTGTGTAGAATTTTATTAAGTGAAAGATTATCATGAAATGGTTTAAAAAACTTTTATGGCATTGGGCATCTCAAGGTCAAGAAATTGAAGAACGTAGTGCTAAAATTGGCAGGCAATTAATTGCTTCCGAGGACGTTCCTAGCCCCGGTGACGATGCTATACTCAACTTTAAGGTTTACAATGCTGTAGGTGGTCGCATTGTAGAATTCCGTCATTACGATCGTCACAAGGATCGTAACTTCCACCAAACGTATATTATTACTAATGATCAAGACTTTGGCGAACGAATTAGTAAAATTGCCACATTGGAAGTAATGAAGTCATGAGATCGCAAAAGCCAGCACAAGGTGTCCTCCAAGTTAATGACTGGGGTCATAGTAAAATGTATAAAGCTGTATGCGAATGTAGCAACGACGATTGTACTCATACTATTGACGTTGAAGCAGAAGATATTGGCATTACTGTAACCATTTATACTAAAACTAGAACAAACTTTTGGAGTAAAACTCGCTGGCATCATATTTGGCAACTGTTAACCAAAGGCTACACAGACTTTGAAACTAGTATAATTATGAACAAACAGGTTGCTTTTAACTACGCAGATGTGTTAAAATCAGCAGTAAAGGATGTAGAAGAGTTTAGGAAAAACAATGGAAAAAATCAAAGTCAGTGAAATATTTTATTCAGCACAAGGAGAAGGACGATTTGTAGGCGTGCCTTCTGTTTTCTTACGTACATTCGGCTGTAACTTCAAGTGTGCTGGATTTGGTTTGCCGCAAGGTGAAAGTACCAAAGAAATTGAACCTATTGCTGCCAATGTTCATTTGTATAAAACATTTGAAGAACTACCGCTTGTAACAACAGGTTGCGATAGCTATGCCAGCTGGCATCCAGCATTTAAAGAATTAAGTCCTTATTACACAATTGATGAAACAGTTGAAAAGTTGTTAGCACTAACACCTAACGGACACTGGCAACAAGATAACGGTAACGACGTTCATTTAATTATCACAGGTGGAGAACCTTTGTTAGGATGGCAAAGACTTTATCCAGAATTACTAAATCATCCTCGTATGAGTGATCTAAGTAATATTACATTTGAGACAAATGGAACTCAAGCTTTATATTCCGGATTCAAAGACTTTTTAGACGAATGGTATTTTGCTCACAGGGAAATTACATTTAGTGTGAGTGCTAAGTTAAGTGCCAGTGGAGAACGTTGGGATGATGCTATTAAACCAGAAATTGTAGCAGACTATCAACAGTATGGTTATGTTTATTTTAAATTTGTTGTAGACAAATTAGAACACTTTGACGAAATTGATCGAGCAGTAAAGGCATACAGATCAGCAGGCGTTGACGGACCCGTTTATGTTATGCCGGTTGGCGGTGTAGTAAGTGTCTACGACAACAATAGAATACATATTGCCGACGAAGCATTAAAGCGTGGTTATTATTACAGTCCAAGATTACACGTAGATCTTTGGGGGAACGGGTGGGGTAAATGAAAAACTTTTTAAAGAAAATGTTTGGGTTAGAAGAGATGGAGAAGACTCTCCAAGCGACTCAAGCTAAACTAGACGAATTAGAACAAATTAAAAAACAAGCCGAAGAAGCAGCTCAAAAAGCACTAGAAGCCGAAGAGCAATCAAAACTTACACCAAAAGAACGTGCTACTCGAAATAAAGAACCCTGGGTAAGTGTTCTAGATACACATGTCAATAAAGATAATATTCGAAATGGATTTTTTGAACTTGACTGGAATGAATATTTTATAGTACAATTGAAGCAAGCAGGCTATGGTGCTGACGGTGATCGAGACGAAGATATTGTAGATCGTTGGTTTAGAGATATTGTCTATAACATGTTTGCTGAATCAGGTGTTGATACTAGTAGAGGTGCTGGGTATATCAATGTTGTTCCAATTTCAAAAGGTAAATCAGAGGTCTCATGACTTATATCCTTGTTGACACAGCCAACACATTTTTTCGTGCTAGGCATGTTGTTCGTGGCGATGCCGATCTTAAACTTGGCATGGCGTTACATATTACTTTTAATAGCATTAAAAAGGCATGGCAAGACTTTAGTGGTACTCATGTTGTATTCTGCCTCGAAGGTCGATCTTGGCGTAAGGACTATTACAAGCCTTACAAGGCTAATCGTGCCGAAACTCGTGCGGCTATGACTGTTAAAGAGGCCGAAGAAGACAAATTGTTTTGGGAAACGTTTGATGTATTCAAAGATTTTGTTATTAACAAAACCAATGCTACAGTACTTCATAATCCAGTGCTGGAGGCAGATGATCTTATTGCTGGCTGGATCGCTAATCATCCTAACGACGATCATGTAATTATTTCAACAGACAGCGATTTTCATCAGCTAATTGCCCCCAATGTTAAACAATACAATGGAGTGTTAGAAACTACTACTACGCACCAAGGAATCTTTGACAAAAAAGGCAAATTAGTAATTGATAATAAAACTAAAGAGCCTAAAGACATTCCTAATCCAGAATGGATCTTATTTGAAAAATGTATGCGCGGAGATAGCAGTGACAATGTGTTTTCAGCTTTCCCTAAGGTTCGTAAAAACAAACTTCAAGAAGCATTTGAAGATCGAAACAAAAAAGGATTCGCGTGGAATAACATGATGCTACAACGATGGATTGATCACGAAGGTGTTGAGCATAGAGTGTTAGATGACTATGAACGTAATCGTAGACTCATTGATTTAAAACATCAACCCGACAATATTAAGTCGGTTATCAATGATACTATCAATAGTAACTCAAAAACTAAAAATGTTGATCAAGTTGGCATTAGACTATTAAAGTTTTGCCAACTCTACGACATGAAACGAATGATAGATAATATTCAACAATATGCCGAGCCGTTACAAGCTAAGTACCAATAAAGGACAGACAATGACAGACTTTTATGCTAAACCAATAGTAGATGGTAAGTTTTGGATCGTAGAACAAAACGGTGAAAAAATTGGCACTTTACAGAAAAAAGAAAACAATAAATTTATGCTAAGTGGTAAAGATGGTTCTAGTTTCTTTGGAAAGAAAGAAGAACTCCTAAAAGCATTTGGAAAAAATTTCTTCGAAACTAAAATTACTACTAGTATTAGTACTCAAGAAATTAGAGATGTGTATGGATTTCCAACTAGCTGTCATCCGTACAATCCTATGTATAATGTACAGAAAAAACTGCCTCTGTTTACAAAGAGTCTAGATAGTAAAAGTTTGTATTGTGCCGGATACTATATTATTAGATTCGATAAAGGATGGGTTAAAAGCTTTTGTCCAAAACTAATTACTATTGAAAGATACGAAAGCAAGGGCCCTTTTAAAACTGAAATTGAAATGAAACAGGTGTTGTCAAATGCAAAAGCCGATTAATACTGTACCTTTACAACAATTCATTCAGCAGGTTAAAGCTGCCGAATTAGCAAATCAAAAAGAACTGCGATTAGACATTAAATCTGCCAAATTATTAGCATTAGCAATAGCTGAAGTTAGTGCTAAGTTGATTGAAGACATGGACGAACTTATGTTACGCCTACAACAAGCTAATAACGGAGATATCACTATCCGAATGGATGGTGGAAATTTCAACGAGAAATAATGATAAATATATGCGTACTTAAAGGATACGCATATATGAGCAGACCCAAGCCAAAAGTTTTGTTAGAACAAACTAACAAAAAAACATATAAGACTGATCAAATCTTAGAAAGTGAAGCCATTTGGGCTGTCTTTTATAAGAATCAGCCGTTTAATTTAAAGACCTTTAATAGTCTTACTAGCTATCCTGGCCCGAAATATAAAAAAGTAAGTTTTTCAAATCCAGGTCATGCTATAAATTTAGCTAAAAAATTAAACAAAGTTTTCAACTGTACAGAGTTCACAGTTGTTAAACTCACAGCGGGCGAAACACTTAAATGATGTTTTTTATAGAAGAAAGAAAAAACATGTTCGGCCATAAAACAGTAGAAACAATCGGGCCCGACACTGATACTAGTAGCAGATTTTTTTTCTATAAGCATAACGAATCAGGATTTAGATGTGACTCGTTTAATCAAACTTCAGAATTTCCTATATTATTTTCTGGATGTAGTCAAACCTTTGGAACTGGACTTCCACTAGAAGAAACTTGGTCCCATCTTTTATACAACAAAATTAAGAATTATAAAAAAATTGATATACCATATTGGTCATTAGCAGTTGGCGGTAGTAGCATAGAACTCCAAAGTATTTTTTTATATCATTTTATAGACTTACTAAAACCAAAATTAATCTTTATGCTTATGCCTCCTATATATAGGCGCACACTCAAAGTTGAAAATAAACATACAACATACATTCCACACTTAGATCAGTTTTTGGGAAGCGTTCATTTAACAACTAACGAAAAATACACTTTGGAAAAAGCAAAGGCTTTGTTTATTGACGAAGGATATTCGAGATTTGAATCACTAAAATCTCTTATGATGATAGATGCACTTTGCGAAAAACACAATACAAAAGTTGTATACACAAGCTGGGTTAACGAAGATTTTAAAAAAGAAATTAAAGTTCTTAAGAATTTTATAATGATTGATTGTAATTTAGTAAAAATAGATGTGGCTAGAGACAAAAAACATTGCGGTACAATTAGTCATACAAGTTTTGCTAATGAAATTTGGTCTCCTATAAAGGATCTATTATGATCTCAAGGGAAATCTATACAAAAATTTTCTTGAAAGAAATGGGCCGAAGCACAGACGAGGCCAATGTAAAACTACATCTAAATCAATGGTGGCAAAGCAAAAGAACTAAGGACGAGGGCGGACTACGTCTTAGTTTAAATGGTTACGAATTTTTAGTAACCGAACTAGAACTCAAAGAATATGAAATACCGTTCAATGAAAAAATTGAACTAAGTCCGCAAACTATAATCTTTTTTGATCAATTTTTAGATTGTCCATATTTTCTTACCAACCAAAGTTTGACCGTATTTAATGAAAAGAAAGCTTTTGAGCTGTATATGTTTTCGGATGATATCCGAAAATATGGGCTAATCAAAGCCATAAATAACCAAAAGAAACTTAACCAAAACGACTAAAAAATTAAAAAAGTTGTTGACATCAAGTCCAGTTGGTACTATAATAGACACATAGACAACAAGTTCTATTAAATTTTTTAACCCAACTAGGAGTTTTTATGAGCGAGATTAGTTCACGTACCGTTGGCCCGAAGGCTGCTAAGAAAAGTCTGCGTCGCGCCTTTAAAGCCAATCGTCCGTTGTTCCTTTGGGGTCCTCCGGGTATTGGTAAGTCCGACATTGTCAAACAAATGGGCGAGGAACTCAACGCTCATGTTATTGATATCCGTTTGAGCCTTTGGGAACCCACTGACATCAAAGGTATCCCTTATTTTGATGGCAACCAAAGCAAGATGGTTTGGGCACCTCCTATCGAATTGCCTGATGCCGAAATGGCCGCTAAGTATGAAAAGATCATTCTGTTTATGGATGAAATGAACTCTGCGGCTCCTAGCGTTCAGGCAGCTGCCTATCAGCTAGTTTTGAATCGCCGTGTTGGTACTTACCGTTTGCCCGACAATGTGCTCATCGTTGCCGCTGGTAACCGCGAAACTGACAAGGGTGTAACTTATCGTATGCCTGCTCCGCTGGCTAACCGTTTCGTTCACTTGGAAATGAAGGTTGACTGGGAAGATTACTTTACTTGGGCTACTGACAATCGCATTCACCGCGATGTTGTTGGTTTCCTTACTTTCTCTAAGAAAGATCTTTACGACTTTGATCCTAAGAGCGCTTCACGTGCCTTTGCTACTCCTCGTTCTTGGACCTTTGTGTCTGAGCTGTTGTTTGATGACGACGAAGACGAGAACACACTCACTGATTTGATTAGTGGTGCTGTTGGCGAAGGGTTGGCTGTTAAGTTTATGGCCCATCGTAAGATTGCTTCTAAACTGCCTGATCCTACCGACATCCTTAAGGGCAAGGTTAAGAAGATGGACACTAAAGAAATCAGTGCCATGTATTCTTTGACTGTCAGCCTGTGCTATGAGCTCAAGGATGCCGCTGACAAGAACGTTAAAGATTGGAACGATCAAGTTAACTGCTTCTTCGAATTTATGATGAATAACTTCGAAACTGAGTTGGTTGTTATGGGTACTAAGCTTGCTCTTACCCAATATCAACTGCCGTTGGATCCAGATGAGATCAAGTGTTTTGACGACTTCCACGCCAAATACGGACGCTTTATTGCAGCCGCTACTGAAAAGCGTTAATTTGGTTATAGCACCATTTGACAGGGTCTTCGGACCCTGTTATAATATATACTGTATAAACAGGAGCAAATTATGAGTCAACTAGATCCAGTTATTGACAAAATTGTAGTAGCCCGTGTAGGACTGCTATTGCGTCATCCGTTTTTTGGCAACATGGCTACTCGTCTTAAAATTGAGGAAGCCAGCGATTGGTGTATGACTGCGGCCACTGACGGGCGCCATCTTTACTTTAATCGTCAATTCTTTGAGAAGATGAGCACTAAAGAAGTTGAGTTTGTAGTAGCTCACGAAATTCTACATAATGTGTACGAACACATGATGCGAGTAGAAGGTCGTAATCCTCGCATCTGGAATGCGGCTGCTGACTATTCAGTTAACGGAACTCTTGTTCGTGACCGCATCGGTGAGGCTCCTAAAGGAATTAAAATCTTTCACGATGCCAAGCACTATGGCAAGAGTACTGAACAGATCTATGACGAAATTTTTAACGACATGGATGAACAAGAATTGGCTGCTCTAGGCCAATTGTTAGATGAACACATTGATTGGGAAAAAGAAGGTAAAGGCAATCGTCCACAATATAGCAAGGACGAACTCAAAAAAATCCGTGATGAAATCAAAGAGCAGATGATGCAGGCTGCTCAGGCTGCGGGTGCGGGTAATACCCCAGCAGAAATTCAGCGCATGATCAAAGAGCTCACAGAGCCTAAAATGAACTGGCGTGAAATCCTGCGTCAGCAAATTCAAAGCACTATTAAGAACGACTATACTTTTATGCGCCCTAACCGTAAGGCTTGGCACATGAACGCTATCCTTCCTGGTACTAACTTTGACGAAACTATTGACATCTGTATTGCTATCGACATGTCAGGTTCCATCGGAGATGAACAAGCCAAAGATTTTATTAGTGAAGTCAAAGGTATTATGGACGAGTACAAAGAGTATAAGATTAAACTGTGGTGTTTTGATACTGCTGTTTATAACGAAAAAGATTTCGACGGCTACGGCGATGACATTATGGAATACGAAGTAATGGGCGGAGGCGGAACCGAGTTCATGGTAAATTGGGACTACATGAAAGAACACGATATTAACCCTAAAAAGTTTATTATGTTCACAGATGGATATCCTTTTGGTTCATGGGGTGACGAGAACTACTGCGATACATTCTTTGTAATCCACGGTAACAATACTATTGTTCCCCCGTTTGGTGCTCATGCCTATTACGAGTTTAAGAATTAATGGCACTAAAAAACGGTAAAGTAAATCCATTAAATGCTCTAGGCCTGAGGAAGGTTAACTTCCCGGCCTATCATTTCTTTTATACTACTCATCCTAAGTACACATCAATTATTTTATCTAATTTAGATAAATGGATTTATCAAAATTTAAACGGACGTTATTATATTGGACAAAGCATTGATGTTATTGATAACACCGTTGTCTACACTACAAAAATTGGATTTGAGCAAGAAAAAGAATTAAGCTTTTTCAGACTTGCTTGTCCACTTTTATCTTAGAAGATAAATTATAAGGATATATAATCAATATAAGGAGAACTTATGACTGAAGAAACCCAGCAACAAGAAGCACCGGTTCAACAAGACCAAGCAGCTTCGTTAACACTTAATGATTTGGCATCTTTCAAAAGCATTATTGATGTTGCCAGTGCTAGAGGTGCATTTAAGCCTAATGAAATGGTAGCAGTTGGACAAGCTTACAATAAACTAATTTCATTTCTAGAAACAGCATCAAAACAATCTCAAGGAGGAAAATAATGAGTGAAGAACAAGCTACACAAGAAAAGCCAGTAGATCTAAATCTAAATGATTTGGCAGCAATGAGAAATATACTAGAAGTTGTTACACAACGTGGCGCCTTTAAAGCCAACGAATTAACTAGTGTAGGAACTTTATTTGATAAATTAAATTCCTTTTTAGCTGCAGCACAAGCACAACAACCTCAGCCCAAAGTAGAAGAATCTACACAAGGAGTTTAACATGGCAGATCTCAAACACGTAGGTCGAATTAGAGCTACAGGAAAAAAATGTCTAGTAGCATTTAGAACATTGCCGGGCGATGCTTATAGCTGCCTTATTGTTCCAACTGAAAACTTAGAAGACGAAAAACATGATGCGTTAATCCAATTAGTCGAGTCAACGTCAGGACAAACAGTAAATGAATTTGCTGAAGCACTTTCAAGAGCAAAATTTCCTGATGGTAGTACTATGTTACCTAATCTACACGCAACTAGACGTCTAATTAAAGTTCCCACTGATCAAATAGAAATGACACCAAATTTTCAAGTGTCTATTTCATTAGCGGAACTTAATCAAATTATCGCAGAACAACGAGGAGTTGCAGTTGACGACCTCGCTATTAGAGAAGATCTGTCTGTTAAGCAAAAAGATTTAGAAGTTGTAGAAGTTGCTCAAGTTAAAGATTTAACTGATAACAAAAAAACTAATGATGTAGCTAAAACGAGTTCTGCCAGTGTAAACGAAGCAGAACAGCCATTGGACATTCCCTCTGGTTCACCAGAAGATACAGCTAAATTTTATAGAAGTCAAGCTGACAAGTTAGCTAAACAAGCAGCTGAATTTAGAAGAAAAGCTGAAGAACTAGTACCGACGAAGAAGAAAAGTGGTTAATGGGAAAAGCCTTCCCAAAGAAATCATTGATCGCTGGCCAGAAGTATTTGGTGAAATAACTTGTAATGTTGTTCCACTACATTATCTAAACAGTATTAATATCACATTTAAAAACGGTAAAGTTTGGGAAATAAAAGTTAGTAAGAATAAGGTAGACGATTGGGATTCATTTGAATCCCAATTTAAAGAGATGGTCCACCAATATGAATCTGATATTGAAAACATAGACTTTCAATTAGACACACACAAAATTAAAAAAGACATCACAAAACACACTCAAAAATTCTTAAAAAATAAAAAGTTAAAATGAAAATTAAACTTGTATCATACAGTCAACCAACAGAAGATTTTAAAAATCTTAATATCGAAGACGCACTAGATTTAGTTGCTTATTGTGCTAGAGTAAGTAATCCTAGCAATCAGTTTAATACTGAAACTTCAGAAAAATTAATCAAATATCTAATTAAACATCAACACTGGTCTCCTTTAGAAATGGTTTCAGCTTGTATGGAAATTGAAACCACAAGAGACATTGCTCGTCAAATCCTACGTCATCGTAGTTTTAGCTTCCAGGAGTTTAGTCAACGTTATGCCGATCCCACTAAGGAAATTGGTGAGGCCTTTTCATTGAGAGAGGCAAGATTCCAAGATACTAAAAATCGTCAAAACTCTGTTGAGTTTGACATGGGAGATGAACAACAAAAATTATTGGCCTACGAATGGGAACGTGCTCAAAAGCGTGTATTATTTGCTGTTGAAAAGGAATACAAGTGGGCTATTGAACAAGGAATTGCTAAAGAGCAAGCTCGAGCATTACTGCCAGAAGGTCTTACTGTTAGTCGTATGTACATGAACGGTACGCTACGTTCTTGGATACATTACATTGACCTTCGTAGTGATAACGGCACACAAAAAGAGCATATGGAAATTGCTCGGGCATGTGGTCAAATCATTGCTGAGATTTTTCCGCTGTCTAAATCACTATAATGTTTTACTGAATCTGATTTTCTAGTAATATTAAAATTAAATGTCTTAAACCATTTACTTTGTATTACCGATAACGGTTCATCTATAGGGAGTTCATCTTTGATGAGATTCCCTATTTTTATGGCCAATTCTAACGGATTTGTTCCCTTGACTTTGTCTTCAAAAAATTGATTTAAATAATCAAAATCTCTAACATTGACAAAATCCCAATCTGTAAAGTGGGTCAAATAGCATCCTTGTCTAGCACCAAGTATACTCCACATACCGTGTTCTACATCAGCACCTACCATTGCCCAAATGCCTAAACGTTGATAGTTACCTGGCCAAACATCTTTCAAATGTTTTACACGTTGGCCTTGCTCGAGGCTCATTTTAACACCTTCACGAAATCCTGCTCGCCATGCTTGTAATGGACTACCGTTATTGTGTATTTCGCTATATGCTCTATCTAAAGGCAAGTAATCTAAATCCCAACAAAAATCAATTTGACTTTTAACATTGTCAGCGGGTGCGGCCTCATGTGTTTTCATATCTAAAACAATGTGTTTTGGCCAACATTTTATTCCACCGTTACCGTACATAAGACCATTAATAATATTATAACTAGGCCAACTAATAACACAATTGTCTAAGTCAAAGTTATCTTCTACTTCTATAACTTGATTTAAAAAATTGCCAGTAAGAACATTATCCCCGTCAACAGTGACAAACCTGTTTGTTTCAGATAAGTTTGCTGCTGCCTTGTGTGCGGCATCGCTGCCTTTAACACCGTGTACTCTTTTAGCCCAAGGTATTTTAGAACAAAGATCCGCATAATTACGATCAGCGTTTGGTTCATCATAGCTAATGTAAATTACATCAAATTCATTTACTGTTATCTTTTTCATATTGTTCGTATAACCAATCAAAATCATTTATCTTAGATAAATTTTCTGGTTGTTCTGTAGCAAACTTTCTGCCGGCTTGAGCACCTCTAATAGCATATTCGCCGTATAGTTTATCTGCTCCCTCTGTACACCATACATTTAATCTTTCTTCTGTTTCGGCATCAACTTGTCTATCAATAGCTTTACCTGCTAATTTAGCACATTCACGGAAAGCGGACTTCCATGTACTAAACTCGTCAGTATTAAAAGCAGTAATATTACTAATAGACTGAACTGGCTTAAATTTATCGCTGATACTGGTAGTCATGTCAGGACGAGTTACATCCATATTTAACGTAAGTTGTTTTGGTAGTAATTTAATACCACCATAACCATATACTAAATCATTAATAGGATTTTTACTTCTCCATACATGAACTGTGTCTCTTTCCCATACAGGAATTTCATAGTCAAAGTAAAAATCATCAACGACTACAGCATCGCCGTCAACTACCCAAAAGTTTTCAGTTTCTGATAATTCTGCTGCTTTTATATGTGCTTGATGAATACCTTTAACGCCGTGTACTCGTTTAACTCTATCAAATTTTAATTTAATATTTTTAAAATTTTCTTCGGCATTAATCTCATTATAACTGATAAAAATAATATCATATGGTTTCATCTTACTAGCTACAACATCCCATTCTTTTCTTTCTACTAGATATCTAAAATTAATTTCTTTTTCACTAACTGGAATGTATTTGCTCATTAAACAAATACCATTAAACGTTTCTTCACCTCTAAACATATGTTTGTAGCTGTGATTTATTGTTCTATCGTATACATTATGATGACTAAAATACACATCAAATTTAAAATTATCAAGTGGCTCTACTTCAGATGGAATAATCCAAAACATATCTGTTTGACTAGTTTCTAAAGCAACTTTGTAATCAGCATACGAGCTAATTACAAACTTGTCATATGATTTAGGTTCACTTAAAATTATATCTATTTCTTTTTTCTCGCTAAAGAATCGATACTTAAATTCTTTTTCAGAAACTCTATTTGTTTTACTAAACAAACAAATACCATCAAAATATTCATTATTCTTAAAAATATGTGTTATATGTTGATTATAGCGAGGAACATAATAATCTAGATCGCTAATTACATTTACATCAGGCCACACACACCAGAACATATTTGTTGAAGAAGTTTCACAGGCTTCTATGTAGTCTTGATAATTATTAATATAGTGAATATCAAATTGAACTGGATTACTTGCTACTATTTCAGTTTCATTTCTATCAATGATAAACTTATTGTCAAATTCTTTCTTTGATATGTCAATATGCTTACTTAATAGATATACTCCATCGTAATGTACACCGTTTAAGAAAGCATGATTTGTTTTTCTTTCAAATATCTTTTCATGATGGTAATACGTATCAAACTTAAAGTCTTCTAATAATTTTACATCAGAGGGAATAGCCCAGAACATTTCAGTTCTAGATTTTGCCTTAGCTTCTATGTATTGATCATAAGAATCAATAATAAATTTATCATACACACACGGACCTGACGCAACAACGTCCCACTCTTTACGCTCTATGATATATCTATGTTCAATTTCCTTTTTAGTTACCGGTTTATTTTTACTTAATAAAAAAATACCATTATAAAGTTTTTCATCATTAACTAGATGTATAAAGGCATGACTCTCATTTCGCTCATAAGGATTATGATGGGTTATGTATAAATCAAACTTAAACTCATCAGCAACTTTTAAGTTAGGTGATGTCATCCAGAAAAGATCTGTTGTAGAATTTTCTAAGGCAAATTGATACTGTTCATATGTTTCAATTTCAAAAATATCATATTTCTTAGGATAACTGATAGTGTAATCTATCTCTTTCTTTTCATTAAAGAATCTATATTTAAATTCCTTTTCTGTTATCGGAACATATTTGCTAAAAAGACAGACACCATCAAAATAATCTCCATTCTTAAACACATGAGTTATATGCTGATTATATCTAGGAACATAATAATCATAATCAAAATCTTCTACCATTTCTACATCAGGCCATATGGCCCAAAACATTCCAGTAGACGATTGTTTACAGGCCTGCAAATAATCTTGGTATGTTTTTATATTAAAAATGTCAAATTTAACAGGTAAGCTTGACAGAATATCGTATTCTTTTCTATCTATAATAAAGCCAGCATTAAATTCCTTTTTAGAAATATCTTTATTTTTCGGAATAAGCATTGCACCGTCATAGAAGTCACTATTTTTAAATACGTGTGTGATATTTCTATCATAATTGTTATGATGATCAAAATATAAATCAAATTTAAAATCATCCAATATTTTCATTGTAGAGTGAGTTACCCAGAACATTTCAGTTCTAGAATTATTTCTAGCCTCTAAATATTGATCATATGTATCTGCTACAAACTTATCATACACGCAAGGTCCAGATACAACTTCGTCCCACTCTTTCTTTTCAATAAGATATCTATGTTCAATTTCTTTCTTAGTCACTGGTTGAAATTTACTTAACAAGAATACGCCGTTGTACAACTTTTCGTTGTTAACTAGATGTGCAAACGCATGATTAAAATATCTCTCCGATGTATGAAATTCATCTAAACTAAAATTATCAGCAACTTTTAAGTTGGGTGATGTCATCCAGAAAAGATCTGTTGTAGAATTTTCTAAGGCTTCTAAGTATTGCTCGTAAGTTTCAATTTCAAACTTATCATAAGGAACAGGGTAACTCGCAATATAATCTATTTCTTTTTTATCATTAAAGAATCTATATTTAAATTCTTTTTCAGTAATCGGAACATACTTACTTAGCAAGCAAATGCCGTCAAATGAATTTCCGTTTCTAAATACGTGTGTGATATGCTGATTGTATTTAGGTACATAATAATCATAATCAAAATCTTCAACTACTTCTACATCAGGCCATATAGCCCAGAACATTCCAGTAGTCGATTGCTTACAGGCCTCTAAGTATTGTTCGTATGTTTCTATTCTAAATATATCAAACTTCTTGGGTAGACTAGACATTTCATCATGTTCTTTTCTGTCTACAATAAATCCATAGTCAAATTCTCGTTGACTAATTTCTTTGTGCTTCGACATTAGCATAACACCATCAAAGAACTCACTATTCCTATAAATGTGTGTTATATTTCTATCAAAAATATTGTAATGATCAAAGTATAAATCGAATTTAAAATCATCAAGTACTTTAATATTTGAGTGTACTACATAAAACATTTCTGTTTTAGAAGATGTTTTTGCATGTAGATATTCGTTATAAGTATCTGCCTTGAATATTTCGTATTGGCATGGCCCTGATGCGATAATGTCCCATTCTTTACGTTCTACAATATATCTATGCTCAATTTCTTTTTTAGTTACCGGACAGTGTTTACTCATTAAAAATACACCGTTGTATAACTTTTCTTCATTAACTAAATGTACAAATACGTGATTTGTGTTTCTATCAAATGTGTTACTATGATCAAAATACAAATCAAATTTAAAGTCATCAGCAATTTTTAAATTAGGAGACGTCATCCAAAACAATTCTGTTTTAGAATTTGTCATTGCGTCTAAATATTGCTCGTAAGTCTCAATTTCAAAAATATCGTATTTGCAAGGACCTGACGCAACAATATCCCATTCTTTCTTTTCAATAAGATATCTATGTTCGATTTCTTTTTTTGTTACAGGTCTGTGTTTACTTAAAAGAAAAATACCATTATAAAAATCTTCATCCCCTACTCTGTGTATAAAACCATGATTCTCTTGTCTTTCATAAGCATTATGATGGGTTATGTATAAATCAAATTTAAAATCTTCAGCAACTTTTAAGTTAGGTGATGTCATCCAGAATAAATCAGTGGTCGACTTTTCTAAAGCCTCTAAGTATTGTTCGTATGTTTCTATCGTAAAAATATTGTATTGTTTTGGATAACTAATGATATAATCTATTTCTTTTTTATCATTAAAGAATCTATATTTAAATTCTTTTTCTGAAACTTTTTGATGTTTGCTAAACAAACAAATGCCATCAAAATGATCACCGTTCCTAAAAATATGTGTTATATGTTGATTATATCTTGGTACGTAATAATCAAAATCAAAATTTTCTACCAGTTCGACATCTGACCACACAGCCCAAAACATCCCTGTAGTTGATTTTTCGCATGCATCTAAATAATCTTGATATGTTTTAATATCAAATTTATCAAACTTTTTAGGGACACTAGCTAAGACATCGTATTCTTTTCTAGCAACAATAAATCCATAGTCAAATTCTTTTTGACTAATTTCTCTGTTTTTAGTAATTAACATCACACCATCGTAAAACTCACTGTTTCTAAAAATGTGAGTCATCACTCTGTCATAAATGTTATTGTGCTCAAAATATAAATCAAATTTAAAATCATCTAATAGATCAACAGTACTAGGAATAGCCCAAAACATTTCTGTACGTGACTTATTTTTTGCTTCAATATACTGATCATATGTGTCTACAATAAATTTTTCATATTCGCATGGACCCGAAGCAATAATGTCCCATTCTTTGCGTTCCATGATATATCTATTTTCAATTTCTCGTCGACTTACTTTCTTGGTCTTACTAAGAAGGAATATTCCATTATATAATCTTTCTTCTCCCACTGAATGAACAAATGCGTGATTTTCATTTCTATCATAAATTTTGTCGTGACTAAAATAGATATCAAACTTAAAGTCATCAGCGGGACTCAAATTAGGTGATGTCATCCAAAACATTTCAGTACGAGAGTTTTCTAATGCTTCTTGATATTGCTTGTAGGTTTCTATTTCAAAGATATCATACTGGCAAGGACCTGATGCTATAATGTCCCATTCCTTACGTTCAATAATATGACGATGCTCTATTTCTTTTTTTGTTACGGGTCTGTGTTTACTTAAAAGAAAAATACCATTATAAAGTTTTTCATTATTAACTAGATGTATAAAGGCATGGTTTTCATATCTAGTGCCTTGAAAACTAAAATCAAATCCTTCAGCAATTTTTAAATTAGGACTAGTCATCCAGAACATATCTGTGGTTGTCTTTTCCATTGCCTCTAAATATTGCTCATAAGTTTCTATTTCAAATATATCGTATTTCTTTGGTTCACTAGCAACTTGATCTATTTCTTTTTTATCTGTAAAAAATCTATAATTTATTTCTCTATCAGAAATATGTTTATGTTTGGGAACAAGAGATAACCCATCATAATACTCTTTATTTTTCCATACATGTACATATTCTTCGTCCCATTTAGGCACATTCAATGTAAAATCAAAATCTTCTTTAACATCTATATCAGGCCACACTGCCCAAAACATCGGAGTAAGAGATTTATTTCTTGCTTCATGAAAATCTTTTACTTTTTTAGCAAAAGGATATTTTGTCTTTATTTTTTTCCAATTGGTATTTTCGCCAATAACAAAAATATCATACATAAGATTTATTCCGTTATAAATTTATATAGTTTATCAGCATACAATTTGTGCGGCTCTTCACCGTGATGCCAATACTGTGCTTTTTCATTTTTATAACCAGCGTTTCGATATTTCCAATAAAATGATTCATCATTATTAAGACAGTCAATATATCTATCTTTATCTATCATGTTCGTAAAAAATTCAGTATATGGATCTTTTGTAAACATATACATAGTATTACACATAAGATAATTTATCTTAGATTTTTGAAAATACCATTGTAGTTGTAAAACTAAATTAGCACTTAAAATTTCTAGATAGGTTACGTTATCAGTTATAAATTTTTGATAACCTGGCAAAACTTGTTTTTCATAACCCGTAGATCCTTCCCATCCCTGATTTATTCTATAATAATTTTTATCGTATTTAGAAAACCAATCTGCTGCTTTATTAGCAACAGCATAGTCAGTTCCGGTAACACTAGGCAGTTCTATTCTAGTACTTTCAGTCCATGCTACTGTAACAAATAGCTCCATTGACTCAGGATTATAATTTGTTTCTATCCATTCTAATACTAGTCTAGCTATAGAAGGATTTGCAGAAGCTACGCTACAAATATTAACTGGTTCGTAACCCAATCTTGTAGCTAATAGATTTCCAAAAGAGTGTTGCCTATTGAATACACTATCTTGTGATCCATCTATTTCGCTACCAGCAGCATGGCTACAACCTGCGATTAACATTATTTTTTTCATTTGTATTTTTGAGTTTGTTTAGAATAAGTTTTTTCAACTAATATATTATAATTATGCTCAAGAATAGGCTCCATGTCTTTATATAGATTTTTACAGTCATTTAACGACAAAGATCCAATAAATTTAATTAGTTGAAATATTTTAATTAATCTTTGCTCATGATTATCACATCGATCATAACCTTCGTCCCAGAAATTTTCAAAAGTTTTAAATCCATAATTTTGAGCATATTCTAAAGTCCTAGGAGGGGCAACTAATATAAATGGTGTTTTATATCGCACACTCTGAAATAATTTTTCACTAAAGTTGCCTGTATGTTGGGCAAATCTAGTTTCATTAACAACATCACAGAAAGATCTATCATAAAACGACTCTAATAAACTATTTCTGCTATTATCCATAGCAGGATTATGATGATTAGCATACTTTACACTTTCTGGATAATATGCTATATTAGGATCTATTATGTCTACTAGATTAGCTTGCTCAATATCCAATAATCTAGGAGATGTTGTGTTTAGTGTATTAAGACCGGTTACTAATTGATTATATAATTCTATGTTAGTAAATTGCCATTTAGAAATATCGGCCCACATATCTGCTAACAAAATATCCAAAGTTGATCTAAAATACCAACTTATAAAACTATTTTCTTGTGCTAAGAAAGCAGCAAGTAAATGTCTATGTTTAGAATGTCTCCAATTTAAACAAATAAAATTTTTATCTATTTTTTTGTTATTAGAAGCTTCAAATACTACATAATTTTTTATAAACAAATCATCACACGCTATCTTAAAATACTTGTTGTAATAAGGAAAATATATATGTGAATTGTAGTCGCATGTATATACATGAACATTTGTAAGATTATTTTTAATTACATATTTCTTTATAGAGTCAAGCTCGTCAGCTCTCATTAAATTTATGTCTTGTTCAAATTTTACTTCACTGTGAAATCCTCTATTATGAGGAAAACCTTCTACATATTGACATAATGGTTCGTACAAAAATATATACAAACCTGTATTATTTAAATATTGCCTTTCATTTTCCGAATGATTAAAACTATCTAAAATATTAATTTTACCATTCCACATATTAATAATAACTGGGAGATGACTGACTGAAGTTTGTTTCAGCGTAGAGACAATAAACAAATTGTTTAAAGTTTCATCTAAAGATTTTGTTTCTGGAAAATTAAACCAGTGTGTGCTATGTAGAATACTAGACAATCATTTCTCCAGTTATTTGTAAAGTATATCGATTGTCTGTGCCAATGTTACTTGCTGCATGAGGTACATCATTATTCCATAAAAACCAATCTCCGGCTTTCCAATTAACATAACCTTTACTATCTATTTCTAAATAATGGCCTGGTTTCCAATCTTCTAACATAACTAAGACTCTACAAACATTTTCAGGCCTAGCATTAAACAGTTCTATATATCTAAGGTATTTGTCTGTATGAACAGGCATTATTTCTAAAGTCTTCATCATATAAAAACAGTAGACTTGATTTTTTAATCCAAAGTGTGTAAAATTATTTAAATAGTCAGGCATAGGATTTCGATTATCATACATCCATCCTGTAAAACTTTTAACATAGTCATAGCCTTGCTTCTCCCAATCACTAATTTCATGATTAGTAATAGGTTGCTTTACATAATGAAAATTCTTATAATTAGAATCCCAAAATGGAGTTATATGACCTTGTTTAAATTTCATTTCTAATTATATCTAATGTAACGCAATGAAACCCGCCACCAAGTGTACGTTGTTGACGCATAGGCAACATTGCTGATTCAATTCCATACTTTTCTAATTCTTTACGTAATGATTCTTGATTTTTTTCAAGAGCTACAAGATTAGGATTTACACTAAAAAGATTCATATTAATCCATACACTGGCATTACAATATCCAGGATAATGGCCAATGTCTACCGGTTCAGGGCACCAAATAACATCCCAATTTTGTAAAGGTCTTGGTAACTGCTCAATACTTTTTATTCTACTAGGATTTAGCAACATTAGCCCTTCCCTAAGAAGACAAATTGTGCTATCTAGATGCATATAACTATAAACGCCTTCTATAGTCCATACTTTATTATTTGGTAACAATTCTTGTAAATATTCTGCTCCTTTTTTATTTCCGCTGTTACTAACAAGGTAATAGAGATTATCATTGTCTCTTAAAATGTTAGCAGCATCAAACGCTGGTTCAGTTTCATTTAGCGCAAGAATATTTGGATTACCTATACAATTTAAGTTATACAAACTATTGTTATGACTACAATGAGATACTCTAATATCACCATGTTTTTTTAAATGATGAGAAATACTATGATACTCGTATTTTCTAGCACTTAAAGGGTTAGGAGTAGCAAGAATTAATTCATCATGTACTAGCACAATATCTCTAGGACAATAGTAATAATAATTAGGAATAAAATTAGGATCAGGTCGTAAAACTTCTACACCTTCTTTTTTTAGAAAATTACAAAATATTTCTAAATCTTCGTTTGCTTCTTCAATAACTTTTTTTGGATAAGACCCAAACGGAATATCATTGTTATCTTTTTTATCTGCGTAATTTACTGTTCTTAAACTTACATCTAGATAGGGTATTTTAGCATCAGTAGCCGTGCCAACAATTACAGTTTTAAGAGGATCCCATTCGTTTTTACTTAACATTAAACACCTTCATCTTACTTATATCAGGGTAATCGTTACTAGACCATAGCCTAGGTTCAATATCTTTTATCTCATGAAATTTTCTAATTCCTTCAGTAGCAACTTCCGGAGTCATATAATAATGATATCCAATCATATCAATATCTTGCTCCTTCCATAATACGTTAGGATCTCTACCATCATAACTCATTTTTTTTAATTTTATAGCAGCATCTCTGTCGTCTGTTAAAATTATTCCACCGCGACCTAAATTTAAATGTTTACGAAACTGAAAACTTAAACACATGAATGTTCCCGATTTGTATCCGCCTTGTTTCCAATATACAGCAGCGTCAATTATATTAGTTTTACCTAAATAATAATAATTTTGCCAATTAGTATCATACCATTCAAATGGTATACTAAGTTTTATTAACGTCATCGGTATACTCAAATAAGTATGCCTAGGACATATAGCCGACGAAGGTCTAGTATATCTCAAACAAAGTTCTATTGCATGTGTACAACAATCTGTAGTTACGGCATACGGAGCATTAAAATATTCAGCTATTAAATTTTCAAATTCACTTATTGAAGACATCAGACTTCCTTTTTATACTAGTGATAGGAATAACGATGTTAGAAAGATGCATGTCTTGCTTTTCGGGAATAGCTTCCATAGAAGATCTATTAGCCACTTCTACTTCATATTCTTTAAAGTTTCCCCAATGGCCGGACCCCCTGTATCTAAATTGGAAGGTAAAATCTATAGTATTGTTGAGATAATGTTCCTCATCTAACAGCTCGCCAAAGTGAGTGTCATCGCGACCAGTATCAATATCCCATGTCGGTTTGGCTAATTTTCTAGCACGTTTAGCAGTATTACTCATCATTCTACTATAATCTTGAGCATAAAATGGTCCTTTACGACCCGTTGGAGGAGGTTCTCTGTTATCATATGGATTATCTATCTGATCAAATTTAAATTTAAAATCTGCAGTCCATGCACCTTCATCAGTAATTTTAAATTTAAATACAGCATTGTACATACCTGGACCATATTGACTACCAAATTCTTTTAAGTCTATATCAGGATTAAATAATACTTCTGCTTCGTATCCGCCTCTAGTTTTCCATAACATACGAAAGAACGGCCACATTTCATTTACAAGAGCATCAGCAAAAGGATTGATATTTGCTTTGATTATTTCGTAATCAAATTTTTCATATTCAACTTCTTTAATTATATTAGGGTTATCTAATTTTATTTTATAATGTTCTTTAGCTAAACTAAATCTTATAGGATATGTAAACGGAACATCTGTACAACCTGTCATAAAATCTAAAAACATATGAAATGTTTTTACTCTTGTCATAACATGAGTACCGCCTTTAGTAAAATCTTTTGTTATCCAATGATTTTGATACTTGTGCCAACTTATATTAAATTTATCAGGATTTTGCCCCACAATCGTCTCTGGCCCTAACCCATATCCTACTCCAGCTCCCACGTTATTGATGTTCATGTTACGCATACGCCACAGGAATGTCATGCTGTCAGCAAAGTCTTGTAATGTTTCTGTAGGAAATCCAACAATCCAATTTGTAGCAGCAAAAACACCTACTTCTTTGCCATCTCGAAAATTTTGTTCCATTTCTGCGATAGTTACACCTTTGGCCATATCGTCTAGTACATGTTGACTACCGCTTTCAATACCGTAATTTAACATGATACAACCTCCAGCTTTTAGATCTTTGAAATATTCTAGATCCATGCGACCATCACAACGAGCGTAGCCTGTCCAGTTAATTGGCAAACCTTTAGCTTCTACTGCTTTACAAAAGGCACGTAGTTCTTTTAAATTTCCATTAACTAGACTGTCAATAAACCATACAACGTCAGTTCCCTTATTATAATATAACCATTCTAATTCAGTAACTAAATCCACTGCCTGTCGTTGTCTATATTTCCAGAAATGTGTTTCTTCACAGAATGTACATTTAGCAGTACATCCCCTACTAATTTCCGTGTTAACTCCGTTAGGCAAATCATATAAACTAAAGTCTATACTTTCATAATCGGGCATAGGTAAACCGTTTATGTTTACTCTTTCGTCTTCTTCTTGTTTAAGAATATACGGCTCTGACCTTTCAACCCCTTCTTCAATCTCATCTAAAACTTTAAGTAAATTAATTTCTCCTTCACCTACTACTACATAATCATAATAAGGATGAACCTTAAACCAGCTTTTATGAGCGTTGGGGCCGCCGACTGCTATCTTAATGTGAGGAGCTCTGCGCTTTAATTCTTGTGCCATCCATTTTGTTGGTTCTTCGCTAATATAATACATTGAAAATCCGACAATTTGCGGACTAAGTTCGATAATATCATCTATAGCTTTAGTTAGTAGTGGCTCAAGAACAGGGTGTATATCTTTTAAATAAGTGTCTCCTTGCCAATGCCAGCTAGCAGCCGGATCCCATAATCTAAAAGGAATTTTTTTGTTTGGAATCCAATCTTCGTTATGAGCTTTATATGCCAGTACATTGAGATCCATAATATGGGTTTCATATCCGGCGCTTTTAGCTACTCCACTTAACCTAGCAAGGCTGAACGGAGGCATGTACGGACTCCATTCTGGACAAAGGACTAGTACTAATTTAGTACGCCTAGTTTTATAATCTACATAAACTGGTGTGAGATTTTTTTGAACAGATTGTTTTGCATAAGGAGCAATAGCTTTCATCATAGACATATGACGAGCGTCTGCTATATCTTCAGGTGGTTTTTCTGGCAATGTAATTTCTTTTTTTGCCAGTCCTTTTAAAGTAAAATCCAAAATAATTCTCCCTATAAGATATTTAACGTTTATTCTAAAATGGTATAATTTTTATTCATGATAACATCATAGTTATGTTCGACAATACTAGCAACATTTTGCTGCCATTCTAACCATTCTTCATTAGAAAAATTAGACAATCTTACTACTTCTTTCCATATAGCATTTAATCGTTGTTCATCATCAATTATACTATCGTATGATTCATCAATAAAAGGAGCAAAAGTTTTGTATCCGTATTTTTTTAAATATGCTAAACATCCTGTCGATCCTACAATAATAAATGGATGTTTATGAATAATAGGTCTAAAAGTTTTTTCTGTTAAAAATACACAGTTTTCAGAACTACTAAAATTTTTATAAAACAATGTTTCAGTTACTAGACTAAAATACGAGTCATTATGATATAAAAAATCACCGTCTCTTACATCTACTGGATTAGGTCTTTCGGATGACATTCCTAATAACAAAGGAAAAATATTTGAATGTTTCACATACATTTTTCTTATTTCTTTGTCAATGTAATGGTCGGCAATTTCTTTACCAAATTGAAAAGACGAGTATGTCTTATCTAGATAACCGTCTCTTAGAATATTATAAAATATTTCAACTCTGTGTTGTCTAGGAGCTTTATTGAAACAATTAAAAATTTTAGATTTATTTTTTATTTCGTAGGTAATAGTTTTTTTAGGATTCTCAATTAGATATTGTTCTAAATATGCTTTTTCTACCATTTCAAAATAATTAACTTTTATCATTTTAAGAACAGGATTAATATTGTGTTTTTCACAATATGTCATATATGCTTGATCACTATTATAAGACGAACAAAGATAATAATATTCTACAGAACTGTCATCGACTAATTTTATTATTCTATGTATTTTTCTAATAATATCAAAATAAGTGCCTTCGGCTATATTATCAAATAAAATTTTCTTATGACCATTTTTAATGGCTATCCTTATGTCATTTACTATTTCTTTAGTGTCAATCATGTGAAAATGGGCAGCACTTAGACAGTGTGCCCATACATGATAATAATCTTCTAAATTAGGTAAATGATTTTTTATTAAATTTTTAGCATCATTTAATAAATCTTGATTAGGAGTTAAACTTTTTTTTTACGAGTATTTCCGTAGCTAATAACTTCAAATCCTACATGAGATTCTCTATCTAATTTGCGCCAAGGATCTAAAACAGTTCCGCCCACTGGCACTGCTGTTTTCATCCACTCTTCCCAATAGCCTATTAAATATATGTCTGTCCAATCTTTTCTAATATCCATATCGCCAGTATTAGGGTCAAAGTAATGAACATTCCCGCCTAGCTCTGTAACATAATGACCTACTAATAAACTTGGACTGCCTATTGTATAAGGAACACCAGGCTTATAGGCTTTGCCAATAATTGTTACATTTTTACCATATTCTAAACATCGTTTTGCCATTCGTTTTGCTTGAACTTCTCTAGCTTTCATAATAGCATCAAATAGATCATATCCTAAATCTAAACGTTCTGCTAGGTATCTTAACGCAATGTTATCTCTAGGATGACATGCACCACCGTCACCTAGGCCGGCTCCCATATATGCAGGACCCATAATTCTGTATGTGCTATGCTTTAAAGCATTAGTAACTACATCAACATTAATGTTACCGTTTGTCTCAGCAACATCTTGTATCATATTTACTAAAGCTAATTTTGTACTAATAAAAGTATTATAAAATATCTTAATTGATTCTGCTTCGTCCCAAGTACCAACTTCGTATCTAGGATTGTTTTCCATAAATGGTTTATAAAAATCAATTAATTCTTTTGCGTCTCCAGTAAGACTGCCATCTTCAGTTCCAATAATTACCATTTCTGGATTTACCATATCCCATTTAACTGTGCCCATTGCTATAAGATATGGATTGTAGATAAATCTAGCGTTAGTTATACAAGGAGCTAGTAAATTTCTTACAGTGCCCGGTAAAGTAGTACTAATTAGAACAACTAATTGCGATTTATTAACATATTTGTTAACTTCTTCAAGAATCTGTTTTACAACAGTATAATCAAAGTCTTTATTTGGAAGGTGACTAGTCGGAGTTTCGCCACCATAAATTGGATCATGAGCAGTTGGAGCAGCTATAAAAATTAAATCTCTACCCTCTACGGCTTCTTTAATAGAGTCGCACATCCTGAAATTAGAAGGTGTCCTAGGTGCTACATCATATCCTACTGTATTATAATGTTGGGCCATTACCTCGGCACAATCTTGCCCAAGTTTCCCAACTCCTATCATCGCAACTGTTTTCATAATTGTCCTTACAAAAAATTATTTACTTATTTACGTTTACCACCATTGAGAAAAATGAGCATCTCCATGTCCATTGTTTCCAAATAATGATACTAATTCTTCTTTACTTTTAGCCTTACTCATATTTTGAGTAGAATTTTCGGCAAAAATTTTAGATGTCAAAGATAATTTAAAACCTATTTTTTCAAGATAATTTCTATATCGTATAGGACTAGGGTGATAATCCCACATAGGCTTTCCTTGAAAAATATAAGATACTCCACTAGTTCCCCATGTACCGTTAAACTCTAAATCAAGCATGGGTTTAGGTACTGTTTCGAATGTAGAAGAATAACTTTTAATTATCGAATCTACTTCGTTGTCTTCATTTTGAAAATTTAACGGAACTGATAGCAGAGTAATTGAATCACATTTTAAACTTTCTAAAAAACACTTAGTATAACTTATCAACGACAGATCCCGTATTAAGTATCCTTTTGGATCTGCAAACTTTTTAACAAAATTTTCAGAGTAAACTTGTTGCGTAAAAATATTACCAGGACATTCCCATCTATTGTTAATATATCTATCTTCTCTACAAAATGTAGACCACATAACAATTACTAAATCGTCTTTGTTAAATTTTAATTTTAAATTAGCTTCATATATTCTATTACTAATCATTAAATTTCCTGCACCACAATATCCCATATTGTAAAACTCTGCTTGTGGCATATCTTTAGCTAAAACATCTGCCCAAGTTGGCCACCAATATCCTGTAAAGCTACAGCCAAATGCAAAAAATCTTTTGTATTTTGATAAATCAATATTGTCAATCATATCATATTTCTGTAATAAAATTAGTTTTATTTTTTAATAAGGTATAATTATAATCGCAAATTTTTTGAGCTTCATTTAAAAATTCTCTTAATCTATCATCTGATAAATTACATAATTTTTTAATTTCTTGTACTACTCTTATAAGTCTTAAAGTATCATCATCTATCATATCATATGACTCATCAATTAATTTATCAAATGTTTTATATCCTAATTTTTTTAAAAAATTTAAAGTACCAGGACGGCCTAGTACAACAAAAGGATGCTTATGAGCAATTGGTTTAAAAATTTTTTCTGTTAAAAATAAAGCTGGTTCTTGTTTGTAATAAAAATTAGTTTCTGTTACTACACTAAAATATGTATTTGCGTACAGATCAAATGTTGACGACATTAGATTTGCATGATTAATTTTTAAATCTGATTGATCTAAAATTAAAGGTGGAATATTTAATATATTATTTTTTTCAGCTATTAATTTGTGCTGAATATCGGGATATTTGTCATGTAATTCTAAAATTATATTCCACAGTTTGTTATAATCAAAATTATCGTCGCAATCTGCTAGACTTACATAACCCTGATCTAACAACTTTTCTAAATATAAATGCGCTACTAAAATGGGTCTATGCCACCTCCATCGCCTATTAAAGTTAAGAAATTTTTTATTATAAGTTTTGTATTCTAGTGTAGGTTTTATAGTGTAGTTATATTCTAGTTGCGATATACCATCTTGCGAAAATTTTTCAAACAATGTAGTTTGAAAGCACCTAAATGGTTGTTTACCTAATTTTTTAGCAAAGTCTATCATCAAATCTCTAACAGTAGGAGATTCTGTGTATAAATGAAATTTATTTTCTGGGATTTTTAATTGAGCTAATAAAAGATTTATTTCAGCTACAATTTTTGTAGATGCTTCATGAGAATGATATAAGACTAGATATAAATCTTCATTTCGAATCTTATCTATTATGTCGTCAGACAAAATATTCTTAATTTGTTTTACGTTGTTTGGAATAGAATATTCAATCCAATGATATTTAATTCCAGGATAATCACTGATTTCATATACAACATTTTGATCACGATAATAGACTTGTCCATCGTAATTAATAAAAGGAATAGTAGAATTAACAATTGGCATTTTTAAACTCTGTCAAACTTTGGAATAATAATATCAGTGCCGCAATGACAATGATCTTTTCCGCATACTATTTGTTTAGGGCCAACTTTAGAAATATCATTTAATATATGCCCTACACTATCACCTTGTCCACAACTAGCAAGACTTACTTGTCCTGTCGGATTTATAAAAATACAATCTCCCACATTACAAATCCAACCTTTAAAAAAGTTTTGTCCGTTTACAATAATTTCATTACTGTTTGTAGGCGATTTAGAATTATCATCATACCTATTAAAACTAACTGCTTTACTTTCTTTATATGGTTTGGGTATAGTAAAATTCATTTCTACATTATGTTCATTGATAAATTTGGCCTTATCTTGGTCTTTATACTGCCACGGCCCGGCATTAACACTCATTTCATCAAACAACGGAGTCCATTCAATAAAATAGTTAGGCATAACCGTTTTTAAATAATTTCCAAAATCAACTATTTCCCAAAATCTTTCTTCGTGCATTAACATCTTAGTACATAGATAATTTACCTTGTCACAGAGAAAAATATTGTTATCTCTATATTTGTCTTTGTCGGCAAATTCAACATGAAAACTAGCCACAATATCGTCAAACAAATGGTAATGTTTTTCCCACCAGGCTAACGGTCTACTTAAATTTGTATTAACAGCTAATGTACAATCAGGTAATTGTTCTCTTAACCATTCGCATATTGGAATAAAATTCTTCCAGGCTGTCGGTTCTCCGCCGCTGAAGAAAAATTTATAATGCTTATATCCTACACTTTTATATCTTTTAATAATAATATCTAAATTTTTTAAATAAACATCTAGATTATCATCGTTACGATGACTTCCTCCCCAGTTACCTGGATTACAGTAGCTACATTTAAAATTACAAAAATTATTAACTTGCCATGTAACTGCTAGATATGGTTCTGGCGCATGGATAGCAATTAACTTTTTGCCCATCTATACACCTCTTTGAGTTCAGGGGCTACATCTAGAATTTTTTCATTTCTAACAATATCTAATTCATCATTGAACTTAATAAATTCTTGTAAGCCACCTTTGTTTGGTTCACCGCTTTTTAAATTCTGCTGTACCATTTTAAAACCATCACTAATTGCCTTATTATAACTATATTTGTGAATATACTCTCTGTACAGTCGAGTTAGCTTCTCTTTACTAAATTCTGGAAGAATCATGATATTAGCATACCAGGGACTAGTAGCTAAGTTAAACCTCGGTGCCGTATTTTTATCAATTAAGTCATTATCAATTAGATAATCAAAAAATTTAGGAAATTGGTACACATTCCAAATACTTATTGTTGGAGTTATTTGAAATCTAGCGTGTGGTACTAGCTCTTTAATTTCACGTAAATTCTTTTCTATCCTATCCCAGTCAGTGCCTTTTCTAATTAATTCACCGTGTTTACCCATACCATCAAGGCTAGCCCAAATAATCAATTTAGGAAATTTTTTCCAGTATTCGATTAGGTCTTTATCTTTATATTTTAAACTAGAAAAATTTGTAGTATAAGTTAATTCAATTTTTTCATTTACACCTGTTTCTAACCAATAATCTAAACACTCGTAATGTTCAGGAGTAATGATAACTTCGCCGCCAGCAAAGTATACCTCAACTACATCCTTTAGATATGGTTTTAATTTTGTCATAAAAACTTGATCTTCATTATTACTCACGACCATTTTAGTCATATTAAAATGTTTGTTTAGAACTTCGACGCCTTTATGATCTATAAATTCTTGTGCCCATTGACTTGAGCAACTAGGTCCGCAACTGCGACATTTCATATTACACAAATTGCTAAATCGCATATCCATGTATTTCATTTGAAATGACTTTAAACTACCATCTTCGTTAGTTACGTCTTTTACATATTCTGGAGTTATACCATTGCGGCTAGGACAATTAGCATTGTGACTATTACGCATAGTAGTAGTTCCCAATGCTTCTAAATCATAGCACCTTTGACAACTACTTACCGGTTCATCATTTAAAAATGCCAATCTCATTTGTTTAAATTTTTCACTATTCATCATGTCTAAAATAGATGAATTTTCGTCAACGGTGGCATATACATCATTGCTATTTGCTATACAACAAGGTAATACACGCTTGTCTGGCCAAGCATGAAAGTGCATCCAAGGTAATATACAAAAATGCTTTCCAGTTTTGATTAAGTCTGCTATATCTTTCATTTTATTCTACCAAAATTGACAGTTTATTTAATTCAGGGAAAACTTTAAAAAAATCTTCTTCTCTAATTTTATCGACTGATAATGTGTGCATGAAAAAAGTTTTTTTGTTTTCTTCCCACGAATTTCTTTCAGCTGCAAAATTAACAGCGTCTACTACTAGCGTTGATAAACTAGTGCCATTATCCTTGTGTTGTTCAGCCCATTTTCTAGCTTTAGATTCTGCGGTAATCTTTAACTCTTTAGGCAAACTTTTAGCACAGTAGTACGGGGGATGTACAGCCCTATACAAACTATGATGCCAATCATTACGTCTGATTAAATTTTTACTAATAAGATAGTCATAAAACTCAGTTAGTGTGAAATAATTAAAAATGCTAAACACCGTATTCATTTGAAAACTAATATAGTCTAATTCACGAAAAGTTGCTAAATTAGATTCCACTTTTCCCCAATCTGTTCCGTGACGCAACCATTCTGCTCTTTCACCATAATGATCAACCGAACAACTGAGTTCTACACGTTTAAAATGTTTCCACAAGTCAAGTACATCATGATTTTTGTATTTAATATTACTAGCGTTTGTGTTATACCTTAGAGTAACATCAGTTCTTCCCTTACGAATCATTTCTTCTAAAATTGTATAGTGCTCGTCTGTAATTAACGGTTCTCCACCGGCAAAATAAGCAAGATCAATATGTTCAATATGTGTAAGAACTTCTTCTAATAATTTTCCTTTGTTATCATCTGCGTGAATAACAATAGGATGATTAGGATCATGATTGGCACGTTGTTCAGCTGCCCATTGACTGCTAAATTCAGAACCGCAAGTTCTACATTTAAAATTACAAATATTACTAAAACGAATATCGTAGTATTTCATTTTGAACTCAGGCATGGTGCCATCTTCTAATGTTTGTGGCACTAATTCATCAAAATCTTTACTCCAAAATTCTTTACTATAATTTCTAAAACTATGTGGACTGGCTTGTTCATGTTTATAGCAAAAATCGCAAATAGAACTTTCTTTTTCGTTTAACATGTTAAGGCGTAACTGTTTCATCTTATCATTATTAAACGCTTCTTTTAATGTAGAATCTTTAATACTACCAAACGGTGATGTATAGGTATTACTACAGCAAGGATAAATGTCCCCCCGAGGAGTAATATTTAAGTGCATCCACGGAAACATGCAAAATACTTTGCTTTCATTTAACAAAAATTTTTTATCTAAGTTCATTTTTTTATCTTTAATTTAAGTCTAGTAATGCTTCTAACTCTGGAAAAGTTTTTCTAAAACTTTCTCCCCGAATGTCGTCAACTCGAACAACTTCTCTTTTAAATTTTTTACCGTATTCATCCCATAAATTTCTATCTTTAACCCATAGAGCAGATTTCTGTAATTCGTCTATAATAGTTTGACTGTAATTATGTTTTGTCATAAACTCATTTGTTCTATTCAGTGTTTCTATGCCCTGCTGTTTATATTTTTCTGGCAGCACATGGCAAGTAAATTGTTCAGGAGATGACATTGGATACAATGTAGCACTTCTGTCTGTGCTTGTAAAAAGATTTTTTTTGTTCATGTATTCATAAAATTTATCAATTGTCAATAAATTAAAAACACTTAATACAGTATTAATATGATAAAATACATTTGGCATCTTTTTTACTTTCATTATATTAGATTCAATTAATCCCCAATCAGTACCATGTCTAATATATTCTGCTCTTTCGCCGCAATGATCAATACTTACATGTAATTCAATACTATGCTTAAATTTACTCCACATTTGAATAAGATCTTTATCTTTAAAATTTAAATGACTAAGATTTGTATTGTATCTTAAAATTATATTATCAGACTCACCAGTTCTAATCATTTCTTCTAATAACGTATAATGTTGTTCAGTTATTAGAGGTTCGCCGCCGGCAAAATATGCTACCTTCATATTAGGTATTTGGTCAACAATTTCTTGTAAAAATAATGGTTTATTATTTTTTGGAATAGGAATAAACCCAGGAATATGTTTCATATTCTCTTGCTCCCATTGGCTGCTATAAGAAGCATTACATGTTCTACACTTAAAATTACAGATATTATTAAATCTAATATCAAAATACCGCATCTTAAATTCTTTGAGAGAACCGTCTGAGTTAGTATTTTCTAGACTTTCATTTAGGTAATCTTTAAAATAATCATTGTATGCTTTTCTAGGACTTACAATATTTTTTTCATCATACCTATGACAGCTTTTACAATCATTAGGAAATATACCATCTAACATATTTTTACGTAACTCATTCATTTTTGGACCGTTAACTATCTCCATTAACGAATGTGTAGCAGTATTTCCTACTCCTTTGCCTTCTTTAGTAGATTCTGCTATACAGCAAGGAGCAGCTAATCCAGATGGTGTAGTATGGATATGAATCCATGGCAGCATGCAAAATGTTTTGCTTTCTTTAATAAAGAAATTTTGTTTATCTGATGAATCCAT